CCAAATTGTGCGTGTGCCTAGACTGCTACAAGTAGCTTAGTGTCTGATAACCACCCGACCGTGCTAGCCGAACGGAACATTCACGGACCGCAACCCACATACACGAGAGTAAGGCTCACCCCTCGTTCGCAGGCCCGCCCGCTTCGGGACCCTCACACACGCAATCTACCATTTTACACTGCCGCCCCTACGACAGTAACCGCTGCATTCGGGTAACAGTAGTGCCCTCACCGCCATCGCCTCCCGACGAACCCAGGCTGTTCACCGGACTAACCCCGGCTACTCAGGCATAAGGGTGGAATTAGGGACCAGTCCCGGCCAAGTGGAGCGTAAGCCGCTGCCCCACCCGCGTCCCCTACCAGGCGCATGGATCATTGCAAACCTGGACCATCTCATCGCACACCAGCAGCACTCCCGCCCGTGGGCGATCTTGCCCGCCTGGCCTGTGGAAACCAGCACGGTAAGTGTACGACCCCGAGGCCCTGTGCCAAAACTCTCGGGTAATTCCGTCCGAAGACGCCACATAGGTGCTTAAAACTCCTTATTAAATCCCGGTAGCGCCGGGTGTGAAACAAGTATTAGGCTACGCCCGCCACGAGGCGGGCACGCAAGTCGCCAAGTCGGCGCCGTGCATGCGCACGGTGCCAACGTGGCACATCTCCGCCCATTCCCTATCAGTGAACTCCCCCGCGCTCACGCGCAGAAGACGCTTCCACTTGCTGGGATCACCGCACTCGAATGGTGGCATCGGCACCGCGCGGCTCATGACTGTGCCTGCTGTCGGCAAGTCCCCTGAGACCGCAAGAAAATACTCACGTACCTTCTCGGCGCTAACGTCGATGCCGCCGCTGTTGTCGTCGTACATGGCCTGCAGGAAGGCGTGCATCGGTTCCACATGCTTAAACCCGTCAGCGAGGGTCGCAGCAAAAATCCGGATGCACGTCTTCAGCTCCTGCGGCGTGACGTCCGTGGTGGTCCATGACTTCGTGCGCAGAAACCGCGTGGTCTCCGGCGTCATCACGATTTGCCCACCATCATACACGACGACGCTGTCGTGCAATAACGCCTCGTAACCGACGAAACGAACATACCCGTCCCCAGTCAACGGCTTCCACACCAATTTGGCCTTCCAGCCCCAGCGCGCGAAAAACTCGTTGACGGGGCACGGCCCATCGCCTGTAGG